TACATATCGTGTGCCATGTGTAAACCTCCTAAGCGACCTGAGATCAGGCCAGAGAGAGGATGCGGGCGATGGGGATGGCCTTGCGGGCGATGTACTGCTTGCCCTCGGCCTCGTTGGAGTTCACCAGTTCCCAGTTTTCGCCGTCCTCCAGCTCGTCATCGGTGGGAGACAGACTCTTCATCTTGGCCTTGGTGAAATTGATGCCGTAGGGGGCAAAGCACTTGCGCTGGCGGCCATAGAGGGTGTCCTCGCCGCCATTGGTATGAGGATCACGATCCATCTCGTAAGGCACCTTAGCGCCGCAGTCGGTGTACTCGATAGCGCCATCACCCAGAACGTAGGTGGTGTAACGGGTCTGAGACACCTTAGCCACGCCTGCGGTGGTCTGAGCGGCAGCGGCCTTGACAGTGCCATTGACGGTCACGACAGGCAGCTTGCCCTCGCCGCCGAAAATCTGCTTGAGGGTAACGACAGCACCAGAAACGGTGACGATGAACTTGCCCTCGTACTGAGCAGACAGCACAGTTTTCAGCGCCTGAGCCTCGGTAGCGGTATCGCCGGTCTTGAGGGTCTTGTTGGCGGTGGAGGTGGATGCGGCAAAGGTATAGGTCTGGCCGTCCACGGTGATGGTGTCGCTGTTCACGCCAGCAGTGCTGACAGTGATGGTGTAAACGCCCTGCACCTCCATGGTGGTGACAGTTTCCACGGCGGGCATGGTGTCGTCAACCAGAACAGCGCGGCCATTCAGGGTGCCAATCTGCAGCTCACGCTCGATACCGTCCTTGTCGGTGTACTTCATGTACGCCAGCAGCTTGAGATTTTCGAGCCAGTTGCAACGGCAGAGTGCATGATAGCGAGGCTGAAAGCGCCCTTGTTATCACCGCAGGCACGCTGCATAGCGGTGTTCAGGGATGTGCCGTCCATCAGGCCCAGAGCGCCCTCGGAGTTGGTCTTGCCAGTGACATCGTAGGTGTGCTCACGGACGAACTTCACGCCCTCAGCATCTTTCATAGCGAAGATGCCGGTCAGAATCTTGATGATGGTGGCCTGATCGACTTCCTCCCAGTATTCACCGATCTGAGATGCGACGTCAGCGAGAGTATCCTCGCCGCCGGTGATGTCGTAGGAGAAGTCGCGCTCAGTCCATGCCTGCGCGCGGCCCACGACAACGCGGGAGTGGGAGAAAGTCTTGGTGGGGTTGCTGGTGATGTTGGTAGAGCCGTCATAGTTCTGGGGAACCGCGCCGCTGATGATGCCGCGCAGGGGAATGGTGACGTAGTTGCCACCGACCTGATCGCTCATGGAGTCGGCGATGTCCTGACGCTTTTTGATGGCGCGGGACTTAATCAGCTCGTTGCGGTTCAGGTTGGGAACGCGGTCAACATACTGCTTGAACACGTTACCATTGAAGTTTTTGGAATCAAAGATTGCCATGTGGTTATGCCTCCTGTTGATTTTTTAGGGGTTCGGTTGGTGTAGCTCGATCAGTCGAAATCGGGCACGAAGTTGGGATCGGCATTTGCTGCCGCCATCTGCTCGGACAAACTCAGTTTGTGCGTACCGCCGTCGGGCTTTGCGGGAACCGTGATGGACGGGCCCTTCTTGCCCGGAGCGGGTTCATCAACGACAAAACTGCCGGGGTCGTCGGCCTTGTACTGGGTCAGAAACTCGTCGTAGCCCTGCATCTTGCCGTTCTCGTCCTGCTTAAACTGCTTGGCAATGGCATCCGCGATAAACTGCTTTTTCGCGGCATTGGAGCTGAACTTGACCTCGCCCGCCTTTTCGCGGATGGCAAATTCATACGCCTGTGCGGCGATTTTCCGCTCCCACTCCTTGCCGTCATTCTCGCGCTGCTGACGCAGTGCCGCGAGATCGGACTGAACGGATGCCAGCTTGTCAGCATCGGTCTGTGCGGCGGTCAACTTGGTCTGCAATTCGGCCATGTCGGTGTCACGCTGCTTGACCTGCCCCTGCAGGTCGGAAATCTGACCCTGCAAGCCTTTGACCTTGGAATCCATCTTATCGCGGCTGACGTAGGAACCGTCCGCGATATTGGCGAGTTTCAGGCCCGCCGCGCTGATCTTTTCGGTCAACTGGTCGTAGGTCAGTGCCTCGCCCTCGGAAAACAGATTTTTGAGCAATTCCATAAGATTGTCCTTTCGCCGCGATTGATTTAGCTTATAATCGCGCGGCCACTCCGCGCACGTCGCGCCATCGCATTTATTTCCCTGCAATGCCGGGTATTTATTTATCAGCCAAAACGGCGTGATAACACAGAAAAAGCGCCGTTTCAGGCGCTTACCTTTATGGCCCTAAAGCCATCCACTGCCATGCGGTCACGGCGCTGTGACAGCCCGGATTGCTTGGCAATGAGATTATATCGGGCACTCAGGGCGTTGATGTGCTGCTGTGCCTCACGGCGCAGGTCATCGTCGCCAGCGGCCCGCGCGGCAATGGCAACGTCTTTCCAGCGGCGGGTATCGGTTTCAATTTTTCGCATCATCTGCGAACACTGATAGAGGGTCAGGCCCTCTTTGTTGCCGATAGTCACGCCCGCATGGTTTGACGTTATCCATGCCGCCAGTTGATGGTCGGAATATTTGCGCACCGAGTATTCGGTGCTGAACGGCGCGGCAAAGTGCCCGCAGTTCCACTCGCCAATAGGACGCTTGAATCCTGCAAAGTGATGACCGTCTACGTCCACGCAGG